TGAGGTGGTATTGTAGGTGGTAGATCTCTTCGGTCAGGGCGGCCCTTCCGCCAGTCCCGCTCCGCTCAGCTGAGCCCCGGCTCTGTCATCCGCGTACACGTAGCGCAATGCAAATTCGTAACAGCATCGGATGCGACATCCTAGGGTGCCCCCAATGCGACTTCGATCCATTCCCCCGCGCCCAACCGAACGCCACCGCGCCACCCCCCCGTGGGGGCATGGGGCCCGCCGCGCGCACAACTCCCCTCACACAGATTTTACTAATAAAAATGAAGATGGATTCGCTTGCGTGTTGCCCAGAACGACTGGATTCGTGCATCGTGCTTCCTAGGACTCTTAGGAATACTACGGTATAGTTATATTATTATTAATAGTAGTCCTACGGGGAGTCCTACGGTATCCTAGGAGTCCTAGGAAGTCTTCCTATACTGTCGTAAACTATTTCCCGGTTTTATTGTCGTTTTCCCACGCTCACCACATAAGGATGAAGTTAATGAAGAGTACCCGCGAACGCATTCACTTCTACAACGAAGTTGGGATGCCTCCCCGAGAAATAAGCGATACCTTGGGTGTCCCCATTAGCAGCGTTTATCGCAACCTTCGGGTATCGGAAACAGGCAGGCGTACTCTTCATTACTTCCCCTACATGGATACTTCTCAGTCGCAACTCTTCAATGCTGAATTAAATCGAAAGTATGTTTCCCGTTACTTGCACCCCTCTAAAGAAGATTAATTATGCCTCCCTTTAATAATCCTGGTTTCGGTGGTGGCTCTTCTGAAAAGTCCTATGTCCCCTTTGCTGGCGTTCCCGATGACCCCAACTTCGTACCGGAAGCGGAGCGGGAGGGCTACATCCCTGGTCATTCACAGGCACCCGATGGGACATGGGTTCCTAATCACCCTAGCTACAATCCTCTGCCAGACAATTTCGTGCCTCCGGGACCTCCGCCCCCGCCACCCCCGCCGCCGACCAAGCCCTACGATCCTTTCGCCTTTTATCGGCGAGTTACAGGCGGACCAGCTTTCGTGCCTCCATATGTACCTCCGCCCAAGCCGCCTAAACCAACGACGCCTGCCTATGTGCCTTTCGCAGATGTCCCCACAGAGACACCCCCGAATCGTCCAGGTGGCATCCGTCCGGGCAATCGTAAAAGCTATACCAGAGGCCGAAGAGCTAGCGATGAGTGGTAGCCTTATGTCCCCGGACAAGAATAATGCCTGATGCCGATGACTTCCCTTACATCACCCCCGCCCTCCTTATCAAACTTAACGAGGTCGTTCCCGAGAGGTGCCCAACTCCAATCCAATCTCTTCCAGAGATCCATCACTATGCGGGAAAACGCGCTCTGGTTAATTTACTAATTACTATTTCTGATGAACAAAACAATAAGGACAAAGACGCATGAGTAGGCAAACAACTAGAACATCCCAGCAAGGACATTCATCATCGGGTACTCCTGCTGCAAATTATGGGACTGAACTATGTGAGATTGTTAATGTTACAGTTGGGGCCGATGGGCGGGCAGGCCCATATTATGTTGGGGATGCAAAGGCAGTTATGACTGTATGTACTGGAAATTGTAAGTTCCAAATGCGAGGCAACGGTGGTGATGGTCCTGCCACATCGGTATATAGAGATCTTTCTATGAGTGCCGAGGTCCAAACGGGAACATCAACGAAAGTTGGGGTTATTAATGGAGACGCAATGCCCTATGAATTTTATCTTTTCGACACCTCGGGTTCCTCGAACCCTGTAACCATGTATGTGACCTACTAATGGATTTTCAAAGAGAAACAGCGCAAAAGTTGGGGATGGCCGGAGCAAATGGACAAATCGATCATGCCCCCCCTCCACCTCCCAACCCCCAACCCCAGCGGAAGGGCCGCCCTGACCGAAGAGATCTACCACCTACAATACCACCTCATAAGCCCAGCGGTCCCGGTCGTGACTTTGGTAGGCATGGTGTCCCGAAAGGTGCCGTAACCCGTTCGGGTGCGCTTCCCAAGAGCCGAGGAGGCGGGTTGATATAATGCCTATAATTGGTGGTAGACATTTCGACTATTCTAAAGCTGGTCGTGCAGCAGCGGCGAGATATAAAAAACGCACAGGTAAAACTACTAAACATTCCCCTTCTTCTGATAGGCAAGCCGCTAAGGCTGTCCGACAGTCTTCAAAAAGGAAATAATAATAATGCCCTTCACTTATAATGTCTATACAGTACCCAGCGTGGCTGGTTCTAGTAACTTCCGTGGGTTTTTTGCTAGCTCAAGAAAAAGACTCCCCGAGAGGCGGGTTTTAGATCCCGGTCCTGGTGATGATGGGGGTCACCCTCAACCTCCCAACCCCCAACCCCAGCGGAAGGGCCGAGGCACTCGTACGGCAGCTTCACCAATGCCCCCTCTCCCCCCACAGGGGCCCGGTCTTGACTTTGGTAGGCATGGTGTCCCGAAAGGTGCCGTAACCCGTTCGGGTGCGCTTCCCAAGAGCCGAGGCTACTCGCCTCCGGCACCGCCGAATGGCCACATGGGACCGAAGGCACGAAAAAGAATGTTTCGTGGAAAAGCCACTAGAGGGTTTAGGGGCGTCTAATGTGTATAGGTAGTTCACCTGATCTTCCCGATCCCCCGCCCCCGCCGCAAGTTCAAGCAGTTGCAGAGGTACAAGAAGGTACAGGACTTAAGGGAGCATCACAAAGGAGGGCGGAACTCTTAATTAAAAAAAGAACTGGTTCAACGGGTGCTGCTGCCCCTTCGACTGGATCTACTCCGGTCTAATTAATGTGTACGCGGGCCTTTCAACAACGGTTTGAGGCATTAACCGCAGGCTCTTTTGAGCCTACGGGTGAACGCTTCCGTAATTGGTGGCCCCAAGGTGTGGACGGACCCCCCCCTCCGGGGCCTACTGATGGAGAACCCAAAGATGGGCCCGGACCTGATCCCCCGTCTGGAGCTGATCGTGTACTAATTCCCCCGCCCCCGCCACCGCCGCCACCCCGGGTTTCTATCGGAGATAAAGACCCCACCCCGATCCCGCCCTGGCAGATGCCCGAAGCTGACCGTGTACTAATTCCCCCGCCCCCGCCGCCCCCGCCACCCCGGGTTCGAATCAATGAGGAGGATCCGACTAGGATTCCCGGTCCCCCGCCGCCGCCCCCAGTAGGTCCGCCACAGGGACCCCCGGGGATTAAGCCTCCCCCGCCGCCCCCACAACCGGGGCCCGCACCTCCTCATGTCCCCGGTGGCGGTGGTGGTGGTGGTGGTGGTGGTGTGAACAAACCGGGACCAGGCGGACCCGCTGCTCCAGGTCCCGGTGGTCCCGCTCCCCCAGGTCCCGCTACCCCCGGTCCCAAAGGACCCGCTCATCCAGGTCCCGGAGGTCCCTCTACCCCAGGTCCCGCTGGTCCCGGCGCTCCTAAAACTCCCGGTGCAGCTACCCCTGGCCCCGGTGGTCCCGCTGCCCCAGGTCCCGCTGGTCCTTTCATTGGTCCCCCTGCTCCCGGTGTAGCTACCCCTGGCGGCGGTGGTCCCGCTGCCCCAGGTCCCGCTGGTCCTTTCATTGGTCCCCCTGCTCCCGGTACTGTTACTCCGGGCCCCGGTGGCGGGGCTGCCCCAGGTCCAGGCGGGCAAGGTGCCCCGGATATCGGGCAGCCCACGACTCCTGGCGGCGGTGGCGGGGCTGCCCCAGGTCGCGGCGGCTTAAGAGTAGGGACAACTACGGAAACCCCGAACACCCCAGACTTTATTCCTGAACCTCTTGGATCTCCGTTAGGCGGAAAAGAACCAGAACCATCTACTAAGTTTGATCCAGGACTTCCTTCTATGCAAGGCGTGGGAGCAAGTGGAACCACAACAGTACCGGGAGGACCCGAAGGGCCTGAGCCCACCGGAAGAACATCAAAAACAAAACGCGCTGTCTCTCGCACCCAGAAACGCCCGCCGCCGATAAGAACAACAAAAACACGCACAGTAGCTATGCCCATTCCCGATAGTCGTAGTCGCCCTTCAATACCTAAAGTACCGAAGAGTCGCAGAACTCCTACTACGGTCCCCAGCGGTGGTAAGAGACCGCCCATAAAAACACAAAGAACACGCGCCGTCTCAATGCCCAAAGTAGTATCTAAAAGCCGCAGAACTCCTACTACGATACCCAGAGTAAGTAAGAGACCGCCGAGAGCTAGCACCAGATCTTTCGCTCCCACACAAAGGAGTAGATAATGGTTAGTAATACTGCTTTATTAGTCGTAAAACGAGACTCCAAATCTAGTGCAGCACCGATGCAAAAGCCGGTAATGCTGCCTAAAATGGTGTATGAAAAACTTTCACAATATCGTGTTCCGTTCATTAGTCGTGCAGAAGAGTCGGCTAAGTATACAATTCCTGCTCTGATGCCCCCCATGCAGTCAAAAGGAATATCGGGACATGATAATTTATATCAACCATATCAATCTCTTGGGTCTCGGGGGGTCAATTCACTTGCTGCGAATCTTTTGATGACCCTTCTGCCCCCGAATCAAAGCTTCTTTAGGCTTATTATTGATCCTAAAGCCCAGGCCGAGATTGCAGATCCCAGTATTCTAGGGGAGGTCGAGAAAAGTCTCTCCCGCGTAGAGGAAGTCGTTAGAAGAGAATTAGAAATTGAAGCGTATCGACCCGCAGTTCACGAAGCACTAAGGCTTCTTGTTGTTACTGGTAATGCATTAGTCCAGCTAACACAGGAGGGGGGCATGCGTACTTTTCGTCTTGATAACTATGTTGTTCAGCGGTCCCCAACGGGACAAATACGGAAGATTATAATTAAGGAACAGGTTCATGTCGATACATTGGATCCAGAAGTTCTTGAAGAAATTCGTAGAGAGCCTAGTCTTGATGCACTCGCGGATCTATATACGAGTATTTCTTTTAATGCAGATACTAGTAAGTACGATGTATATCAAACCATTGAGGATACGCCAATTCCGGGGTCTTATATCGCCTTCATGCCCGAAGAATTGCCGTATATGGCTCTTCGTTTCACGCGTGTTACTGGCGAGGATTATGGTAGATCTTTTGTCGAAGAACATATTGGCGATATTCGTTCTCTTGAGGGACTTAGCCAAGCAATTTTGGAAGCGGCTGCTGCGAGTGCTAAGGTTCTTTTTCTAGTCTCCCCGAATGGAACCACGAAAGCACGGACATTAGCGCAAAGTTCTAATGGGGCGATTGTTCAGGGCAATGCGAATGATGTTTCTGTTCTTCAAGTCGGTAAACATGCGGATATGCAAGTTGCCCTTGCAACTATTTCAACAATTAAAGAAAGACTGAGTAAGGCATTTATGATTACTACGGACATGTTCCGTGATGCCGAGCGCGTTACTGCATTGGAGATATCGGCAATTATACGCCAAGTTGAGAAAACATTGGGTGGTCTTTTCTCTCTCCTTAGTGCAGAGTTTCAGCTTCCTTTGGTTAAATTAATGCTCTCGAATTTGGAGAAGAGGGGGCAAATACCTAAACTACCCAAGGATGTGCGCCCGACAATTATTGTGGGCGTCGATGCTATTGGTAGGGCAGCGGAACTTGAGAAACTAGATACACTCCTCATGGGAATGGGGCAGTTATTCGGGCCGGAAGTCCTTAGCAATCTAGTAAATATTGATGAATATCTTAGGCGAAGGGCAACAGCTCTTGGCGTACAAACTGATGGCCTTATTAAGAGCCAAGAAGAACGAGCAGCGGAAGCACAACAGGCAATTGCCCAACAAGCTATGCAGCAAGCGGCTATGGCTGGTGGTAAAGCAGGCGGCGAAGAGACTGCCCGTGCCGCTGTTCAACAACAGACCCAACAAAACCAACAACCACAGGAGTAATCTTAAATGGCTGATGAATTCGTACCGAGTGTTGCAGAAGAAGTTAACCCAGGACCGACCCTTGAAGAACAAGGGGTGGAAATGGGGATTGCGGAGGATGGTACTCCGCTAACTACCGAAGAATATGCCGAGCAAGGTCTGGAAGAACAGAGCTTAATCCTTGGAAAATTCCAAGATCAGCAAGCTTTAGAGAGTGCATACACAAGTCTTGAGCAACATTTAAGTCAATCAAATCCTGATAATTCAGCGGCATTGACCCAGGCTTCCGAGTTTTATGCATCGAATGGGTATCTTGATGATGCAAATTATCAATCTTTAGGGACTATCGGCTTATCAAAACAACTAGTAGATCAGTATATTGCTGGCTCTGTCGCACAAGCCACCCAACTCGAAAGTGGCTATTACGAGCGCACCAATGGGCAAGCGGGTTACCAACAAATGTCCGACTGGATGACTATGTATCTACCGGATGGTGAAATCAATGCATATAACCGTGTGCTTGATTCAGGATCAAACGAAGAAGTTGGGGTCCTTATCTCTGGTATGTATGCTAGATATGCACAGTCTATGGGAAACTACACTCAATTACAGGGTGGGCAGGCCACTAACGAATCCGCTGGATTTCAAAGTCGTGGTCAAGTAATGGCCGCAATGGGAGATCCCAGATATGAAACGGATTCAGCATACCGGCAAGAGGTAGAAGATAAGCTAGCCGTTACTTCTGATGCCGTCTTTTAAAAAAATAATAAGCCTTGAATGTAGGCCGCTTTACGAAGCGACAACCTCTTATGGGGGGCTTATTTGTGTCTTTTTACTAACCTAGTCATTAAATCCATAGGAGGATAACATGGCAAATATCTCAGCAAGTATGTCTTTTGGCGGCCAAGCGGTCGCTGCATCAGACAAGCGGGGACTTTTTCTCAAAGTATTCTCGGGAGAAGTTTTGAAGGCGTTTGAACGCGCAATCAAAATTACCCCGTTTATTACAGCGAGGACAATTACGAGTGGCAAGTCTGCTCAGTTCCCGACAACAGGACTCGCCGCTGCGCGGTTCTTTACCCCCGGTGATGACCTCTTTGTTGACTCGTCAGCAGGAGATGGTTCATCTACCAATGCTTACTTATCAAAAATCAAGCAATCTGAGCGGGTCATCTATATTGATGAGCTTCTGACTTCTGCTTGCTTTATTGATGACTTGGATGAGGCTATGTCTCATTATGATTACCGCTCGATCTTTGCGAAAGAGCTAGGTACTGCCCTCGCCCGCCACCAGGACAACTATGCGCTTTATACGCTTGTTGCTTCTGGCTATGATGTTGGTGATGTTGCGTCTGAGGAGACTCCCGGCGATGCATTGACTGTTATTGAGGATGCTGATTTCCTTAGTAATGGTGCTTCCGCTCTGGATACTATTTATGATGCGGCACAGGCTTTGGATGAAGTCGATATTCCGAAGGAAGATCGCTTTGTTATTCTAAATCCCGAAGGCTACTACTCTCTTTTGAAAGAAGGTATCTTCACTATCGACTCAGCGGCAGCTTCTAACTCTGATGCCCGTATGATGTTCGATGGCGGCGGTAACGACTACATCGGTGCCCAATTGACTACGGTTGCTGGCATGCCTGTAATCGTTACGAATAACGACACTCTTATGGGAACTGCTCATATTGACGAGAAAGCTGGTGATACGGTGGCTGAGTCTGCTGGTTTCCGCAACCTCGCAACTGCTGGCAACCTCCCGTCCGGTGCAACTGGTCAGAGTGGTGTTGTTCAAACTAAGGTTGCTTGTGTTGTTTTCCACAAGTCCGCTGCTGGTATGGTGAAACTTCGGGACATTACGATGGAATCCGAGTACATCATCGAACGACAGGGAACTTTGATGGTTGCTAAACTTGCGACTGGCATGGGTGCGCTACGCAACGATGCGGTTCAGTTGGTTACGGATAGTACCTGATTAACTGATTGAGAAACGGGGGGCCTCCTTTGTGGGGCTCCCCACCACCACTAACAAACAGGAAAATAAATATGGTCCCCCCCTTTAATAATGCCGGTTTTGGAAGTATGTCCCAGGATCCACATGAATATGGCGATGCCCGAGAGCGGCGAGCGTGGCGGAAAGTCCAAGCCGAAAAAGCCAAAGATCGACGGGCTAGGTGGAGGCGTGGCGAAGATCCTGTTGAAGAACCGGAAGATGAAGGAGACGGCGGATGGAACTTCGACGAAGCCTTTGGAAAGGGGAATCCCTTTATTCACCCTTTATATGGAACGGACCCACACTTTGGTGACGATTTCTTATTAGGTATCAAGCGTCCCATGACCGATGCGGAAGTGAATACGATTCCCGCTGGAGTCAAAAAGTATTTCCCTAAACAGGGGAAAACTTACATGCTTCCTGTCTCATGGGGCGACACGGGGGCCGCAAGTCCGGGGGGCCCCTAGGTTATGGCAATGGTCTCACCGATTGCTCGATTTACGGAGACCGAAGCCGTAAATAGAATAATATCAACGGTCGGTGGAGAAAAAGTAGCCAGCCTTAGTGTATTATCTTTTACTGCCTCGTCTGCGTACGATTCACTAAGAGACGGTATGAGGGATTTAATGAGCCATAGTTGGGGATTCAATACCGAATGGGATGTTGAACTTACACCTGTGGCGAATGAAATTTCCCTTGATGTTCTTGGATATACGGGAACATATATCTCATCGATTGATTTAGAACCGGAAGATTCAGGATCTCTCGATGTCGTAATTAAAGGAGATAAATTATATGATAGAAAAACCCACTCTTATGATGTCTTTACAGCGGCGACTTATAAGGCTACGGTTTCATACTATCTTCAATGGGAGGATCTCCCCGAAGCTGTTAAGTCGTATGTTACCGCTCTCGCTGCAAAAGACTTCCAAGCCCAAATGATTGGTAATCCTCAGATGGATGCCATCTTAACTCAGAAGTTTGCCCATACGCGCAGTCAGTTCTATGCTTTCGAGTCGCAGCAGTTTGATTATTCTCTGTGGGATAATTATGATACCTGGAAAATAGTATCGAACCAAGGGCGTCCATCGCTTGGTGGGGCCCATTGGTGGGGAAGTAGAGCATAGTGAGACCTTCAAAATTTGAGGCCGGATGGAGAACCTTTACAATTAAAACAGTACCAGATCTCGTAGAAGACGGAGAAAAATGTTGGGGCTGTACTGATTTCGACAGAGCCACCATCTCTCTTGAAAGCCTTATGAATAAGGAGACCCACAAAGAGACTTTACTACATGAAATTACCCATGTTATTTTAGAGACCGTTGGTTTGGGGGCAGACGAATCCCCAGTAAGAACCAATGAAATTATGACCTCCCAAATTAGCCGAGGATTTCTCCAAGCATTTAACCTGAATAAATCAATGTTCGAATATTTACTAAATACAGAGGAAGAAGATATATAAATGGTGCCCTTCAATCCGGGTGGCTTCGGGCCCCCGACAATGCCCACAAGAGCGGGGATGCTTGCAAGGAAACCGAGACAAAGTTTTCGTAAAGATGCCACCAAACCTGTACCCCCAAGTAAGCCGGGGACCGGCCCCGTTACTACCGTACCTCCCCAGCTAGGGGTAACTCGGGCAGGCGTAACGACCATCGTGCCCACCCCAAGCAGCGGCGTGAGGAAGCCCACCTCGGCCCCGCCCCGGAGGGGTTCCAGAGGTTGGTATGATCCCGACACGGGTGCCTGGGGAGGCGACCAGAGTAATCCTCGCATCATTCATTAATGGCTAATTTCTCTTACCCCGTATCCAGTATCATTGGTGGCGTATCTAATTTAGAATATGCTATCCGTACTGATAGTCAAGCAACAGACCAAAAGAACTGCCTGCTGTCCCCGAAGTTTGGGCTATGCAAGCGGCCCAACTCTAATTGGCTAGTAAAAATAAAGGAAGAAGATGCGGACACTAATGGGAATTTGGATTGTCTTATTCATCCTATTCATTATGGTTCTGATGAGCGCATCCTAGTTGGGTTCCAGAAAGAAACTGGGGATGCTTCTGGACTTTTTGGTGCATCATCGACGGAGAACTGGACTCTTTATGATAAGGAGGGGGCACAGAATGTTATTAATCATTTCCCTAGTTCGACGGATGCTACTGTACCCGCCATCGCTGAGTATGTTCAATTAGCAGATAACCCGGATACAACCCATCTAGTGCCCCCCAAAGATATTTCAATTGCGACTATTGGGGATTGGACCTTCATTAACCATGCCCATGTAAAGCCACAGATGAAGGAAACTACATGGGTTGGGTATAATGAAGAATACACTTTTGTTGATATTTCTCCCTCTCAATCAGTATCACGGACTATCTTAAACGATGAATGCTATGCTGTCTGGGTTAAGGCACACCAACTCGGAAAACAGAAATACGAGATAGTTTTAAATCACGATGGGACATTAGTAACGGCATCGTGTGAAACATCGAAGGACGATGAGGCTTCAAACTATACATATAGTACAGGGAGTACTTGGTTAAAAAATGATACAAAATATATTGCCGGATATCTTGGATATGCAATAAGTGAATTTACAAACCACGAAGCCACTTCCCTAGCTACTGCTGTATATAACACCGGCAATGACTGTGGAGAAGGGGGAACATCCGTAGTTACAGGAAGAATCTTTGATGATTTAGATGCTGATGGAAATCATGGGACAAACTTTAAACCAAGTCTTTTACATTCTATCGAGGCGGAGGCAGGAAGAAATGAAGGAAATATTACCGTTGCCCATATAACATGCCCCTCTGTTCAGCAACTTCCCCCGAGATCCTGGGAAGATCATACGGTTGAAATTACAGATGTTAAGGAATCCGGTGATACCTTCTATATGCGATTTGTTAATGATGAGGATGAGACCGTAACATATGATCAAAACGGATCTTTAAATGATGCGTTTAGTCCAGCAGTTACCTTTGGTACAGATGAAGTAACAGCGGATAAGGGAACGGCCAAACTTCCACGCTCTGGTCATTGGCAAGAGCATTGTGGGGTCGGCATCGAAACAACGATTGATTCCGCTACCATGCCCCACTTCCTTTTAAAGCGTAGAGATGGGTCCTTTGTTATGATGGAGGGGCGGGGAGAGTTTCAAATAAATACAGTAAATGAGACTATTTCTACTCTTTCAAATGTCCTTCTCCTTACAGTTGATGCGGGGTTCTCTGATGATGGGGCCTCAGTTACCGACATCGATTCCTCTGATACAGGCACTAAAACTTCTGCTCTTATCATTGGTGATACAATTAAATTTACACAGATTCCGGGTGCAGTAGGGACTTTTCCAACAACACTTAAGTCGGACACAGAATACTTTATTAAAACGGTTTCTAAGATTGCCCGTGTTTACAGGATTACTTTGTCGGAGACGAGGGATGGAGATGAACTTAACCTCGGCTCAATCTCCACCGTTATTGCTCAGGCAACCCTGACCACTTATAAACATGATAGCTGGGTGGAGCGGGCCGCTGGTAATGATCAAACGAACCCTCTTCCTGATCTGTTTTATCGTAAGATCAATGATCTTTTCGTGTACCAAAACCGGCTAGGTTTCTGTTCTGATAAGGAAGTTTTATTCAGCTCAGTAGGGGATCCTTTTAATCTCTTTCGATCATCGGTACGAGATCTAATTGATAGTGATGCCTTTGGGATTTCACCAGCGGATTCAAAGGGGGACATAGTTAAATCGGCGGCTGCCTTCGGGCAACATCTAGTCGTTTTTACAAACGAAGCCCAGCATATTGTCCGTACCCTAGACGGTCAGTTCTCGGCTAAGTCAGTCGAAATTGTCCCCGCTTCTCATGCTACTTGTGATTTTTCCCCGGTGCCCGCTGCGCTTGGAGAGTCCTTGTTCTTTACATATTCGACCTCTGACTTCGGTGGTGTATGGGAGTTTATGCCCAGTAGTGTGAGAACAAATGTATTTGTTGCCGCTGATATCAGTAATCAAATCCCAGCTTACTTACCCGCAGGGGCGAGGAAGATTGGTGGAAGTTCTAAACACAAGATGCTTTTCTACTTAAATGAGCGCCCTACTTCTTCTACTACTACATTAGCTGATGATACCTCACATATTGATTATGGTAAAGACCAGAATTTATATGTGTATCATTGGCTCGATGGGCCGGATGGAAACAGGGTACAAACAGCCTGGACAAAATGGGTATTTAACGATGATAAAGAAACAGGACATAGTTCGGCTGAGTCAACCGCTACGGGATATCGCATCGTTAATTTTGCCGTGGTTTCTGATCGGGTGTATCTTGTTACATCTACCAAGTCTTTAAATAATGGTGGGGGCGGCACATATAATACTGAGTTTAACCTGGAATATATTGATCTAGATATTAAGACACAGGATACGCTTATTAGTACCTCACTTAAGGGTAATTTTGATAGTAGCCAACTAGATAGAAAGACAAAGTTCATTTATTCTGGACATGCGGAAACCGCAGATACACAGATACCTACGGGAGATGTTACTTTTTCGGGAGGGGATACAGTAATTGTAATGCCGTGGAAATATGATTCATCGATGAATGACTCGATTGAAATCGTAACTTCTACTGGTGTACACCATACTTCTCAATATAGGCTATCCGCTGCTAAACCCACAGCATCGAGTGGGTGTATCGTTACCGTAGAGGGGATTGATCTTACTGGAGAGAATTGGTCCATCGGATTTGGATATACTATGTCCTCTACATTCGGACCCTTTTCGCCCACAGTTGGGGACAAGCCACTCCGGGGCAGGAATGTTTATGTTCGGGGAGGCAGACTCACATACACACAAGCAAATGAATTTACAATTGAAGTAGAGCATGGGGGGACAACATATACGGAAACTGTGAGTGCTGCGGATTCTACAAGTACAATGAGTGGTGAAATGTATTTTGGAATTAGGAAGCACATGCCGGAACTATCGTTTACACTTAAGAATGTTACGCCTTGGAATGCACTATTCCAGGGGCTACTATATGATCTAAATATTCAGGAGGTTTTAGGGCGTGGGTAAGGCATTCGTACGAGAATCTGAAATTGGTGATGGCCTAGATCTTGCGCCCTACTTGCGCCTTGCAGACCGGCGTGAAATTATTGCACATTCTGGTGAGTCCCCTCGGCTCGGATTAGAACGGAACATGCGATATTCGGACAAATGCTGGACAGTTATGCTTGATGATGATCCCATTGCTCTGTTTGGATATTCTCAATATGGAGAGGATTCTGCGAATATTTGGATGCTCGGATCGGACAAGATCTCTGAAATAAAGTGGCAATTTTTAAGAGAGTCAAAAAACTGGATTAAGAAAATTGCAAAGGACTTTGATCGTCTTTGGGCTATCGCAGATGTTCGAAATGACCTACACACAAAATGGTATAAATGGCTCGGGTTCACTATCACTACGACGATAAATCAGGGACCATATGATTTACCTTTCTATCATATTGAATATATGAAGGAGGAGAAAGATGTGTGATCCCATTACAATTGCAACGATGACCGCATCTATTGGTAGCTATCTCCAGGAGGAGCAAGGAAAGTCGGGAAACCGTAAGATGGCGGGGCACTCTTTAGCTGTACAGTCGCAGGGGGTGGTTACAAAGGATACTGAACAGCAGCTCGCTTACCAGAAAGACCAAGATAATTTCAGGAGACAAGCAGCAGTCGATAAAGGTACAATGTTAGCGATCGGAGCAAAACGCGGAACCACATATTCAAGTGCCCTTGAGCAAACTCTGAATGAATATGGTGCCCGTGAAAATGATCTTCATGAGAGTAATCGGAACAGGAGGCATGGAGAAATGTTAGCAATGAATGTTGATCAGGCAAATCTAGATTCCGAGTGGCAAACAAGGATGATGCAGAACAAGAGTGGTGGCCTTCTTGGTCTCGGCCTTTCCGGTCTTTCTGGTTGGGTACAAGGAAAAGCTATGCAGGCATAATAATATGGCACAAGGCGATCCCAAACTCCCGGCAAGACCGGGATACATAACAAGAAAATCAGGATATTCAAACATTCGGATCAAGGATGTTTATGCACCCGGAACTGGTCAAAATCCTGTCTTAGGAGAATTCGTTAACTTTAGTGCTAGTCTGGCTAAAAAATTGGCCCGGGATAAGCAACTGGAGCAGTCCGAAGCTAAGTCATATCTGGCGAGCAGGCGGGCTAAGTTACAGAAACAGAATGAGGATAGAGATAGAGCGAGCGCAGAAGCGCACCATCTGTCTGCCGTTGGTACTTTTCGTGAGGCTGTAAACAATAAAGATATTCATGCAACACAGACTCCTATATGGTGGCAGTACCTCGCAGAGATTAGTGGGACGGGTGAAGCGGAGCAGTTAATCCAAAATAGTGAAACGGGCTGGGCAAAAATGGTCCAGGAGGGGCACTCAGATACACTAGATCCACACGGATATAAGAGTTATTTCAATAATATAGTTACTAAGTTTACCGAGGATAATTCCGTAGACAATGTATTTTATACATCCCGTTTTCTCCGTGGAATTCAGGACCACGCTTTAAGATCCTTTGGCCCCAACGAAGCGAAGGCCCGCGAAAGGAACTTTATTAAAGCATCTTCCGAGGGGATTGATTATATTGTTCTTTTAATGAAGGACTTTGCGGCAGCGGACGATGGTGTTGTTACTAAAGCCGGTCCTCCTGGTTTCATTGGTCCTCCTGCTCCCGGCTCCGATAGAAAGGTTATTACTGGTAAGGCAGCGGAACGGCTACAACAGCTATATGATATGGCTGTTGTTAATCCAGTATTTATGGAAAATCTGGGTAAAGAGCTTGTCGATGCTATTGAGGTATCGGAAGATCCAGAGGCGGCAGAGGAGTATTTCAAAAGTATCCAAACACATGACGGTGCAAAGCTTTGGAAAATAAAAAGCGTTGAAGCATACTGGAATTCAAGGGATCTACGAATAAAGGGGGCGCAGTCGCGGGCGCAGAAGGGCAACAATCTGCGTTTCTGGTCTGAGTGGGGAAATTCTCTTAGAACAATTCCCAGTGACCTTGCTCGAAGGCATCGGCATAATAATATCAATCGAAAAGATTCCCTTACAGAACTAAATGATTGGTTTGAAAATCAAAATGTATCTTTGTCTGAACATTTTGGTCGTGATGTAAAGGACGATTCAGAGGGCACCGCAGAGTTTGAAAATGCCCGGATTAACCTTTTGACTGCAATGACAACGACAGGGAGTATTCTTAAAAACCAGGAGCAGTTAAAAATAACAACTGACCCTAATCTAGCTAAGATGAAGCGCGCTATGAAGGTGGCTAATCAAGAATTAAATTCAGCGTGGAGTAGTGTTGACCCGAAAGATCCAGGCATTGCTAAACGGCTGAGAGACGGTACAATCGCTGGTCAAGCTAATTACCAATCGTTTGTAATCGCTACATATGAGCAAGTTGAACTTTTAATAGACCCCACAACTGTTTCGGAAGATGAGCCTGATGGTATAGTATTTACTAAGACAAAGGCGAAAGAGTGGGTCGATAATATGCTCTATGAAGAATTCTTCGTCCAGGCAGCGACCATGGAAGAAAGAGCGGTATATGCATCATTTATTGCTCTTAATAATGATTATATTATTGAGAAGCTGGGAACATGGATGAATCTAAGAATAGGAACTTTTACTACTGATGCTGTCTTTTCGACAGAGGGGACAGTTCCGGGCGGCATCAACCAAAGTCCGTGGGAACGAGATCCACTAACCCGTAATCTAAAGACTCTAACGGAAGGTGATTCTATGTTTGCTGCTCTTCCCAAGGACGCATATGAGGGGACTCTGGAAGATATCAAAGGATCG